CCCGCAACGACGCGGCAGAAAGGATGGCCAATGAGCACCGAGCCAGTCAGCATCCCCACGAAACGCGCGCCGATGAAGGTGGTGTTCGCCAGCCTCGTCGGCACCACCATCGAGTGGTACGACAACTACCGCTCACAGTGCTCCGAGCGGCTCTGACCTGCGGTGGAGCTAACTCAACTGGGGCGCTGGGGCACTCTCGGGGCACACCAGCTCGCCGCCGAGTTTGGCGAGATCCGGGTTCTCGGCGGCCAACTCGGCGAACGCGGCGTCGATCGCCTTGCGGGTCCGCTCCTCACTGGACGGCATGAGGTGCGTGTAGGTCCGGAGCGTGAACGACGGGTCGGCGTGACCGAGGTACTCGGCAACAGCCTTGATCGACTCACCAGCGTCGAGCAGCTTGCTCGCGTAGTAGTGTCGCAGCGCGTGCGCGCCGTTCTTCCTGTCACGAGGGATGCCGACGGCGTCGAGCGCGGGATACCAGACGGCGGCGGTCACGGAGGCGCTGTGCAGAGCCCTCCCCGACTCGTTGGTCAAGATCAACGAGACGGTGTGATCGTCGCCGTCTGGTTCGGCCCACGGGAGGGTTACCTCCCGCGCCGGGTACTTGGCGAGGTAGGCGGCGAGTTCCTCCCGCACGGACGGCGCTAGGGGCACGTCTCGGGTCTTGCCGCCCTTCGGGAGAGCGAACACTCGCCGGTTGCCGACGATCTTCACTTGCCGCCGGACGTGCACCCACCCGCGTAGCCAGTCGATGTCGTCCGGGGAGAGCCCGAACGCCTCGCCCGGTCGGAGCCCGAGCCCGGCGCCGACGACAACGAGCGGCCGATACCGCTCTTCGATCCTCTCCCGCATCCCGGCGACCCACGCCGACGACCACGGGACGACCCGCTCGCGCTCCCGCTTGGGAGGCTTGACCGACTTCGACAGCGCCGGGTTGCGCGGGATGAGCTCGTCCTCGACGGCGGCGGCGAGGATGCTCGCCACGTGGTCGAACACGACGCGGGCCGTCGAGTCGGCGATCGTGAGTCCCTTGATCCACGCCTGCACGGTGGACGGCCGGATCTTCACGAGCGGCGTTTTCCCGAGCGTGGTCCCGGTGACGTACCGGCGAAGCCGCCCGGCGGTGTTCTCGATCGTGAGCGGGTCCGAGGTTCGGTTTGCGAGCCATTCCGCAGCGAACTTGTCGAAGGTGATTTGCCCGGCCTTCGGGTCGATATACGACCCCTTGAGCATGTCGCCTTCGATTTCCTTGCGCTTGTTGTTGGCGTCCGTCCATTTCGCGAAGGACAGTTTGCGCGGCTGCTTGTCGGGGTCACGCCAGCGGAGAAGCCAGCGCTTGCCTTTCCCGTACCGGTCGGTTTTGACCTTGTCGACTACGTTGCCGTCCTTGTCTTTGATTTCTTTCCACCATCGGTCATCAATGCTCGCCACGGTCACCCCCGGCGATTTCGTCGACGAGCTCGGACAGCAGCGCGTGAAGGCGGCGCGTTCGGTCGGTGCCGCCGCTGCCGTAGAGCAACGTGATCGGGTCGGTGTCGAGTGCGGCGGCGAGCGCGACCAGGTCGTCTACGTCGACCGGTCGGCGGCCGTCCTCGATCTTGGTGATGACGTCGATCGACAGCGGGCGCCCGGCGTCCTTGAGGCGGGCGGAGAGTCCGGTCTTGGTGATATGGGCGGAGGTGCGGAGTTCGCGGACCTGCTCGGCGACGCGGCGGCCGACGGGTCCGGGTTGGGGATGCGACTTCGGCATGATGACGACTCTAGTCGTCGACTTGACGAGTCGTCAAACGGCGGTGAGGATCGGTGGAGATCGACGAGGAGGGGTGAGGATGGATGACCCGCTCATGACGCCGGACGAGCTCGCCGCGTACCTCCGGGTAAAGACGGCGACGCTGCGGGACTGGCGGTACCACCGGACCGGGCCGCCGTACACCCATGTCGGCCGACACGTGCGGTACCGGTGGTCCGATGTGGACGAGTGGCTCCGGGAGAACGCAGTCGACGGCGCCGCATAGACGACGAGCCCCCGTCGCCGGAAGTGGCGACGGGGGCTCGTTTTCGGGTGGCTGCTACCCGTTGTCGATCAGGCAGGAAGGTCGCCGTTGCGGACGGCGTCGACGAACTTCGCCCAAGCGGCGCGGGACACGGCGAGCATGTCCCGGTTCGGGTCGCCCTCCTGCTTGGTGTCACGGATGCCCGTCATGTCGGGCGCCCATCCGATCTCGACGCACTCGGCGTTGGGGTTGCTCCGGGAGGACTTCCTCCACCCGGTGAACTGGTTGGGGTTAGGCATGGCTGCCGTGCCTTTCTCTCTCGCTTCACAGTGCCCCGGCCGCTTCGGTGATCATCGCTCGCGAGTCCTCCTCGTCGAGTGCCACCTTGTCGAGCTGGGACAGACACACCGTATAAGCCTCGATGTCGGCGGGCGTGTCCTGGTAGACGGCGCCTTGCCGGTTCTCGACGTAGACGAACCCGGGCACGTCCTCGTCCGGGAATTGCAGCATGACGAACGACCCGAACATCCCGGCGTGCGCTCCGGCCGCGAACGGGACGACTCGGATCGAGACGTTGTCGGCGCGGGACGCCTCGACAAGCCGTTCGAGTTGCTCGCGCATCACATCGGCACCGCCAACAGGGCGCCGGAGAACCGCCTCATTGAGGAAGTATTTCAATTCTGGCGGCTGATCGTGATTCACCTCCTCCTGCCGCTTCATCCGGAATTCGACACGCTTCGCGACTTCGTCGTCTGGCAAATCAGGAACAAGAGTCCGGGTGCTCGCCTCGATGTAAGCGGCCGTCTGTAGCTGCCCCGGAACCCACTCGGATTGATAGCTCCAAATGGTCGCAGCGTCGGCTTCCTGCCCAACGAACGACAGGAAGTATTCCGGGGTTGTCTCGCGGTATTGCGTCCACCATCCGCGTTGGTTCGCGGCGCGGGCGAGCTCGACGAGTGTGTTCGTGGTCCCGGCGTCGGCGCCGTAGAGCGTGCACAGGAGCCGGACGGCGGGCGGCTTGATCGCCTGCTTCCCGAGCTCGATCTTGCTCACGGTCGGCGGCTGCACTTCGAGCCACTCGGCGGCGTCCTCGCGGAGCTTGCCCGCGTCCTTCCGGAGTTGCCGAAGCATCGCGCCGAGCTGCCGTCGGCGCACGGACGGACCGCGCCGCGTCGTAGCGCGCCCACCTGTCGACATGAGACCTCCACTCGATCATGGCCACCGGGGCGAACAGTCTGTCACGCCCGGTCCTGGTCGGAACGTTCTCGTCCGATCGGGTGTATCGACCTTACGAGTTGAACAAGAACGATTGCTAGAGGAACGTTCCCCATGCCATTGTTCCCGACACGATCAGTCGTCGGAAGGCACGTTCCGCCGACACCACTCACGGGGGTGCCCCATGTCGGACCTGTACGCACCAGCGGTGACGCTCCTAGCGCTCGTGATCACGGGTGGAGCGCTGTGCGTTGGCTCCGTTGCCGACGCCGTCCGCGACGCCGACTGGTGGGTCATCCTGCGCGGCCGTGCCAGCGCCAGGCGCGCCCGATTCCGCCGCTGGCGGGAGGCCCGGCGGTGAGCACCCCTCGAATCCAGCCCGACCCCGTGCGGTCGCGAAACGGAGAGCGCCGCCTACAGCGTGCGCCCCTGATCGCCGCCGCGTTCCGGTCCCGCGTGGGAGACCGATCCCCCGAGTACGCGGCGCCGCACGGGGACTCGTCCGGTGTGCCCGTCCCCTCCTGGCACCACACCGGACGAGCCATCCCGTCGGCCGGAGCGGGCGACCGCGAGCGCCTGTCTCCGGCCGACGGACCCCGACCATTTCCGGAGGACACAACCATGAGCACGCGGGTTGTTCTGGCGCGGGCACGCCGTGTCGGCGCATTGAGCGGCGGGCCATCCCTCGACGGGCCGCCGGAGGTTCACGCCTACCGCGTGTCGGTCGATGAGCTTTCGGCCGTCAGCGGCGATCTCAGCGCCGCGACCGACGCACCCGGCGAGCCTGGCTCGATGTGGGTAGCGGTGTGCGGAAACAAGCTCTCCCGGGGGGAGGCCGAGATCGTCGAGCGCTACGCCGGAGCGCCGTGCATGAGCTGCATGATGGCGGCGATCATGGCGAGCGACGTCGCGCCGCTCAGCCGCGCCGACGTCGAGACGCCGCCCGCGCTGCCTCCGGCGCCCCCGGGCGTCGAGCTCGATCCCGCCTCGCCGGAGCCGTCGGCGCTCCCCGCGACGCCGACGCCGATGTACGCCGCTTCCTGGCGGGAGCGCGTCGTCCACATCGTCGAGCCGGGCGCGCCGGTCAAGGAGGTCGACGGCCGCACGCTCGTCATGGGTGCGTGCGGCGGGATCGGATGGCCCTGCAACAAGCCGAAGACCTGGGAGGTCTGCCCGGAGTGCAAGGCGGCGACGTCATGAGCACGCTCGCCGAAGGGCTCGGCCTGCTCGCCGCCGCGTTGAGCAAGTTCGACGCCTACGCCGACGAGGTCGACGGCGACGACGAGACGTATTCGTTGGTAGTCGAGACGATGAACGGCATTGAGGCGGGCTCGGCGCGGCTGGCGTGTTTGCTAGGACCTGAGCAGCAGGAGGCCGACCGATGCAGCGCGTGAGGCCACGACTGGGAGCCTCGCTGGCATGGGCCGGGGAGATCCCGGCGGACTTGACCGAGCTTGACCCGCCGACTTCGCCACGTTTCGCGGCGCTGCTCGACGTCACCGCCCCGGACATTCCCGTTGTGCAGGAAGGGAATTCGGCGCAGCCGCGTAAGGATGAGCCCGCGCAGCATGAGCCCGCCGAGCGTGCTCCGCGACCGGGCGAGTACGCCCCGATCACGCTGGAGCTGTTAGAGCGGCTACGCGATGCACTGGAGCAGTTGCCCCTCGATCAGCGGTGCGCACCCGGCGCACCGGTCCCCAACGATGAAACGGAGGTGAGCGACGGCGCGCATACTGCGCCCTTGTTCCTAGATCAAGATGTCCGGAAGATCGCATGACGGCACTACGGGAGGATTCCCCAACGATGACCGCAGCACTCACGCGAGACACCGACCACGAGGTCGATCCGCTCGCTTCGCACGGGATGAAGTTCGCCCCCGGTGTGCGCGAGCTCGGCGACCCTGTCGAGGCCGAGCCGACGGCGCCGACCCCGTTCGGGCTGCGTTGGCTGACGCCGGTCGAGCGCCCGACCGTGCCGGAGTACCGGCTCGACGGTGAGCGGCAGGTCGCCGTGGACCCGTCCGGGGCGCCCCTCGCCCCGCAGATGAAGAAGGATTGGACGACGACCGACTACTCCACCGACGGGGAGGACCCGCCGTCGAGCGAGGAATTCGGCTGGGAGGAAGTCTGATCCATGTCGGTGCTCGTACTCGCCCGTGACTTCGACCCGACGGCGGACGCGGTCGTCGAGCGCCTGACGGCGGCGGGCGTGAAGGTGCTCCGCGCCGACCTGGCGGACTTCCCGCAACGGTTACACCTGGACGCCCGCCTCCGTGACGGCCGGTGGTCTGGTCTGGTGAGTACCGAGCACCACTCGGTGACGCTCGACGGGTTGCGGTCGATCTGGTACCGCAACCCGTCGGCGTACTCGGTGCCGTCCGGGTTGGACGCGGCGGCGCGGAACTTCGTGTTCCGAGAGGCCAAGCTCGGACTCGGCGGCGTACTCGCGGCGCTGCCCGGCGTGCTGTGGGCGAATTCGCCGAACCGGTGTGCCGACGCGCTGTACAAGCCGTATCAGTGGTCGATCGCCGCCAACTGTGGACTGACCGTCCCCGACACGGTGATCACGAACTCCGGTGGTGTCGTGCGCGAGTTCGTCGCCGACCATCCCGACGTGGTCTCGAAGCCGCTCGGTGGTGCGGGGATGACGTCGAACGGGCAGGCGTACTTGAGCTACACGCATCGGCTCACGACCAGCGACCTTGTCGACCTCGACGGGGTCGGGATGACGGCGACCACGGTGCAGGAGTGGGTACCGAAGTCCTACGAGGTGCGCGTCACGGTCATCGGTGACGAGTGGTTCCCGGTCCGCATCGACGCCGGGGACGGCGGCCGGGAGGACTGGCGGGCCGATCCGGAGGGCGCGGCGTACTCGTTCGTCGACATGCCGAAGACCGTCTACAAGGGTCTCGCCGACCTCATGCGCCGGTTGGGTCTGACCTACACCGGGGCGGACTTCATCGTCCGCCCGGATGGGGAGTGGGTGTTCCTCGAAGCCAACAGCGGACCACAGTTCGGGTGGTTGGAAACGGCGACCGGCGCGGACATGACGGGCGCGATGGCACGGCTACTAGCAAAGGGGCTCACGTGACAGCGACAGCATGGCCGGGGCTCGCTCACGGCCTGGTGGACGAGCTGGTCGACAAGGGCAAGCTCGTATCGCCGGAGTGGCAACACGCGATGCGGACCGTTCCCCGGCACGAGTTCGTGCCGAAGTTCTACGAACAGCGCGACCGGCAATGGCACGAGGTCACCGCCGAGTCCGACCCGGACCGGTGGTTGACGCAGGTCTACACCAACAAGCCGTTGGTGACGCAGCTCGGCGAACTGCATCACGGCGGGATCGGGCCGACGTCGTCGTCCTCCGCGCCCGGTCTCATGGCGCGGATGCTCGAAGCGCTCGATGTCCGGGACGGGCACCGGGTGTGCGAGATCGGCACCGGCACCGGGTGGAACTACGCGCTTCTCGCGAACCGGCTCGGACCCGAGCGCGTGTTCTCCGTGGACCTGGACGGCGAGCTCGTCGAGCAAGCCCGGGAGAACATTCGTCGCGTCGGCTACGAACCGAACCTCGCGACCGCTGACGGCGCCGACGGGTGGCCGGGCGGCGGGCCGTTCGATCGGCTCATCGCGACGTGCGCGGTGAACCGGATTCCGGCCGCGTGGATCGAGCAGACCCGCGAGGGCGGGATCATCCTCGCGGACCTCAAGGTCGGCACGAGCACGGGCAACCTGGTCCGGCTGCGGCGGACCGCGAACGGCGCCGAAGGCCGATTCGTGGACGGGTTCTCGGCGTTCATGCTCATGCGCGGCGAGACGCACCCGCCGATCTCGGGGTACCCCGAGCGCGACCGCCAGCAGGCGCGGCACCGATACACGACGGTGATGGAGGAACGCCCGTGGGAATCGCCGGTCTGGTGGTTCCTGGCGTGCCTGTCCATGCCGTCCGGCGTGCGGTTCGGCTACACCCTGAACCCGATCACGGAGCAACCCGACGCGGTATCTCTGAGTTGCCCCGACGGGTCCTGGTGCGAGGTGTCGATCGACGCTGCTCGCCACGGCCGGAAGGTGTGGGAGGGCGGACCCGTGTCGCTGTGGTCGGCCGTCGAGCAGGCTCGCGACATCTGGTCGGCGCACGGGCGCCCGGACTGGTCGCGGCTCGGGCTCACCGTCACCGGCCGCGAACACGTCGTGTGGCTCGATTCTCCGTCCGGTCTTCGTTGGACGGTGGCCGACTAGCAGACACGACGGAACGCCCCGACCCTCCCCGTGAAGCGAGAGAACTCCGGGAGGGTCGGGGCGTTCTTGTGCCCGGTGCAGCCAACCGGGCGCCTATTCCGCGAGCCGTGTCGGCGGCGCGGCCGGGACGAGCGCCGTCCCGTCAGCCGTTCGCGGCCGTGCCGCCGGGGTCACCTTACGACGGGTCCAGATCGTCAGGAGGACCGACGCGAGGACGCCGAGCCCGGTCAACCCGACGGTGAGCCCGTTCGCCTCGCCGTTGGTGACCCACCCGGCGCCGACCGCGAGCGCCACCAGGACGCGGACGAGCTCGGCGAACCCGGCCGGTTCGGTGTGCATCTTCGACGGCTCCTGTGGAAGCTGGTGGCTCATGGTGATCACTTCCAGATGGGGGCGATCTCGACGGCGAGCGACAGCGGCGCGTCGCCCCGGTAGGCGATCGCGATCTGAGTCGCCGCGCCGGGCACCTCGAACGACTGGCGGTCCCCGGCGGCGAGGGTGTAGCGGCCTTGCAGCGGGTACCGCTTGCCGCGCTTGCCGTCCGGCGCCCAATCCTCTTCGGCGTATACCTCGGTGATCTCGGTGTCCTCCCCGGCTGCCAGCGACACGAACACCCGGCCCTGATCGCCGGTCACGACGCCGTTGCGGGGCGGGATGAGCCCGACGAACGTGCGGACGCGGTCCGGGCTCGCCGGGAGGGTGTAGCCGTAGGCGAGTCCACTCGGGACGTAGCGGCGCACGATGTCGCGGATCTCGGTAGCGATGGACATGTCGAGCTCACTTTCCCCGCCGCCACGGCGGATCAGGTTCGGGTCGTCGCGGAAACTCCGCACGGTGTCTTGCATCCAGCGGGTGTCGATGCCGACCGGGTCCGGCTTGCGGCCGGGCGGGATGCACACGTCCTTGTGTCCGCCGTAGCGCTCCGGGCCGCGTCGCATGTAGTGCAGCGCGGCGGCGACGAGACGCGGGTAGGCGTCGCGCTGTGCGGCCGTCCAGCCGCCGAGTCCCGCTGACTCCGCCTCGATGCCGATCGACTCGTCGTTGAGGTCGGTGAACCCGGCCCAGCGGGACGCGCCCGCGTGCCAGGCGACGCCCCCGGCGACGACATACACGGCGCCGGAGCGGCCGAGCCCGTAGTTGCACAGCGGGCCGGGGAGATCGCTCCTCCCGTCGGTGACGATGCGCTGCGACGGGTAGTCCCCGGCGGCCTTGTCCGATGTGGCCGTGTGGTGGCCGACGACGACCTCCACGGCGCGGAACCCGCCGTGTCCACGGGTGCGCCAACCGGGTAGCTCGATCACCGGGTACCCGGTCATGCGTGCCGCGTCGGCGAGCCACGGAATGTAGATCCCCACCTGTCACGCCTCCTCGTCGTCGTAGGCGCCCGCCTCGTCGTCGGTGTCCGGCGCGGCGGGATCGGAGATCCGGGCGGCGAGGTTCTCCCGCGCCTGCTCGATGGTCTTCGGCCCGGCGCGGTCGGCGTCCCACTCGGCGGCCTCGTACTCCTCGCGGGAGTACTGGACGAGCGGGTCGAGGTCGGCGAGCGTCAGGTTCGGGTGGTCGACGAGCCGCGTCTCGTCCCACGCCGACGGCGGCGCGTCGCGGAACACGCTCGATTGCGGGTCTGTCATGGCTGCAATCCCCTCCCAGGTGGACGGTGTATCTGTGCTGGTCAGCTCATGCCGGCGCGAGCCCCGCGGCCTCGGTCGTCGTCTGCTGTGGACGATCGACTAGCTCGCCTCGCGGCGATCCCGCCTGGTGGTGAGCTCGTCCGGGATCTCGGGTGGGGTGAGACCGTGACGTGCGATGTCTTCGCGTAGCGCGTAGATGTGGCGGAGCGCCGCCTCGAACTTGCGGCGGAGGTCGCGGACCTCCGATTCGAGGTCGACCACGGACTCCGCTCGTTGCCGTTGCCGGTTGAGCAGGAGCCCGCCAATCGCGGTGATCAACCCGGTGAGTCCGGCGAACACGGCGCCGACGAACGCTGCGTCCACGACTCAGCCCTCCGGGTAGGACGCCGACAGCCCGAGCGCCTGCATGGCGAGCCCGGCCGCCAGGCACGCCGTCGCCCACCCGGCGCCGCCGACGACAGCGGAGAACAGCAGCGCGAACGCGTAGGCGGCGAACACCCCGGCCGCCGCCAGCAGAGCCGCCGACCGCAAGCGCCGGGCGGCCAGTGCCGCCAGGAGCGCGACGGCGGCGCCGCCGAACAGCGAAGGCCAGAACGGGCCGACGCTGTCGAGGTAGGCGACGACGTTCGCGGGTCGTCCCGGCAGCGGGTCGCGCAGCAGGTAGTACAGCGCCGCCCCGGCGAGCGAGACCACGATCCCCAGCGACGAGGCGGCGCGGTACGGCGCCGGGCGCGTGACGATGTCACTCACTGGCGGTGTTCAGCTCCGGCGGGATTGCGGGGCCGTAGTCTGGGTAGGCGACGAACAGTTGGTTGATCTGTTCCACGCCCCGCAGCTCCGGCACTACGCCCATGTACGTGATGCTGGTGGAGTACCAATAGCCCTGCGTCACGGGGAATTCGTAGGTGCCGTACATCTGCGTGGCGCTGCGGGCCGTCGCGGTCCCGTCGCCGTTGTCCACAAAGTCGGTGACGTTGCCGGAGTTGCGGCCGAGCTGGGCCAGGTGCTCGCGGATCGCGGCGGTGTTGGTGCCATCCCAGATCCACACCTTGTGTACCTGCGGGCGGGGAAGTACATCGACAATCATCGTTGTGTCCCTTCTGGTTTACGGTCCGAGCCAAGCGACCGTGATCGTGTTGCTCCGAGCTCGCCAGATGTTCAGCGGCGAGCCTGACTGCCAGATCGCGGCGTACGCCGACACCTGTTGTCCAGCCGTGAACCGCATGAACGCTGACGCCGACTGGACATCCATCGACGGACCCGCAACGGACCCGAATTTCGCGAGCCCCGCGCCGGATGCGGCGTTGCTCTGCGACAGCCACAGGGCGCGCACCGAGGAACCGGCGGTGTACTGAAGCGAGACGGTCACCAGCCACAGCCCGGCTTGGTTGATCGTGACCGTGCCGCCGCTGATGGAGCAACCGGTCGGCGTGCCGACGGCGGAGACAAACTCGGTGATCTTCACGCCGTCGGAACCGCTGATGGTCTGGCCGGTTCCGTTGCCCTGGGCGTTGTTGTCGGTCCACTGTCCGAAGTAGGCGCCCGCGTTGGTGCCGACCGGCTTTCCTTCGAGCGTGGTGATCCGGTTGCCCTGCGACGTGATCGCCGACGTGTTGGACGTGATGCGGGTTTCGTGGTCGGCGAGTTCGTTGGTGTTGGCGTTGACGAGGTCGATCAGAGCGTTCTGTTCGGCGGCGCGGGCGACTTCTCCCGCGACGACGTGAGGGATGGCCATGCGATCAGCTCCAGATGAACGATTGGTCCCACAGTCCGTAGGTCGGCGAGTCCCACACGCCTTGTCCGGGGTTGACGACCATCTCGACGGTGTAGGTGTCGGTCAGTCCCTCGCTGTCCATCGTGCGCTTGATCCCGAGAACCTGAAGCCACATGGACTCGCCGAAGCCGTCGGCGTCGCGGACTTCGATGGTGTCGGTGAGTTGGATGCGAGGGTCGCCGGGAACGGTCACGCTGTCGGACACCGGGATCGGTCGGGCGATCTTGTCCACGATGGACTGGAGCATGTTCCGGGTCTGGAACTCGTCTTGTAGCCATGCGTTGTTGTCGAGCTCTAGGACACGTTCGCCGTACTCGCGGACGGAGTTGTCGGCTCGGACCTCCCACGAGCGCGGCTCGTCGAGCGTGACGAGCGTGCCCTTGATGCGTAGCCGTTCGATGTTGTTGGGACCGACGAACCCGGTTGGGCCGGAGTTGCCGTTCCACATCACGACTTTGGTCATGTCGCGGGAGGTGTTGCGCGGGACGATGTCGACGCGGAACCCGACGTACTTGTCCCCCTGGTACGACTTGTAGCCCTCGTACGGGGCGGGTTCGCTCCAGTCGGCGAACTCCGGAAGCAGTGGCAACGGCGAGGGGTGAACCGACATCATCTCGGGTTTGTTGGCGAACCACCCCTCCCAGTCGCCGGGGTTGATCACCATGATGGCCGGGAAGTACTCGCCGGTCTCTTGCCGTCGCCACAGGAGCTCGTCGTCGCGGGCGAGGTCGTAGACGATTCCCTCTCCGGCGCGGCCGGTTCGGGTGGTTGCGCGCCACACGTTGCGGACGCTGTCCATGGTGGTTCGCAGCCCGAGGGATTCGAGGTCGTCGACGGTGAACGTGCGCACGACCGAAGATTGCCGCTTGTTGACGTCCTCGTAGTTGGCGAAGTTGAACCGACCGAATTCGTCGAAGTAGACGACGCCGTACTCCGCCGACGCGACTTCCTTCGCGAGCTCCCACGCCTCGCGGCCCGAGTCTCTCAGGGTGTAGGTGATGCGGTTGCGTCCCCAGCTCATGACGGCGTTGCCGTAGAGGCTGCGGTCGTAGGTGAGATTGGGGATGTCGTCGGCGTAGTAGCTACGCATGATCTGAAGATCGGAAAGCGCGTACTTGTTGGTGACCGTGACGAGGTTCTGCCATGCGTGGTCGGTGGTTTCGTTGGTCGGCTGGTACGGGCGGGACACGATCGGCGAGACCTCGTCGTCGACGCGGGTGCGCATCTTGACTTCCCGGCCGGGGTAGAGATCGAACGCGACCTCTAGGAAGTGCCACCCCGGCTCGCGCATGAACAGCCAGTAGCCGTCGGAAAGCACGCCGGATGTGGTGCCCTTCGTGCGGGCGCACACGCCGCCGTTGCTTCCCTCCACGATGAGCTGAACGCTCGTGTTCGTGTCGAACATCTCGACGATGGTTGCCGACTCGTCGACGTTGTTTCCTGTCCAGTACAACCAGACGGCGAGGGTCGTCCCGCCCCATAGTCGCCGGTCGCTCGGGTACAGCGCCGCCGTCTCCGCCCAATACTTCTTGACGGCCCACGTGTTTTTCCCTCGTGGGACGGCGTTCAACGCGAGGTAGCCATGCGGTCCGGGCGTGTACTGCTCGGCTCGTGGCCGCAGCGCCGGGTCACGCTCCCATTCCTCGGTGAGGTGGAACTCCTCGACGTTATCGAGCGATCCGATCTCCGGCAGGATCGAGCCGTGGAACGGGACGGACAACACGAGCTGCCGGACCGGGTCGACGTTCTTGTACTTGTCGTAGCCGCGTGGCCCGGCGGAGAACCCGGCCGAGCGGGCGGCGAGGTCGATCACGCTCGACGAGTCGACCAGGAGCGCCCGCTTGAATCCGTTCACGAGGTACCGGGTCAACATGCCGTAGGCCGGTACCCGCGTCTTGGTGCGCATCAACTCGACGTTGTCGAGGCACTCGATCCGCACCTCTCCGGTCTCACGGTTGGCGTGCACGTCGCGGACAATGCCGGTGAACTGGACGTAGGTTTCCCAACCATGGCGGGTCTCGACATCGATCGCGTACCCGCACTGGACGCCGAGCGCGATTCCCTCGGTGTAGAAGATGGACCGGCCGTTGTTCGGGGCGAAGTGCGCGGCGAGGCTCATCCCGCCCAGCTCGCCAGTGATGGTCACGTCGAGTTTCCCGGCGGCGTAGCCGTCGACGAGCTTCACCTCGTCCGGCGCGGTCGAGGTCAACGTCTGGTCGCGGATGGTCTCGGTGACGAAGCCGGAAAGGTCCGACAGCGGGTGGCTGAACTGGCCGTCGTTGTTCCAGTCGACATAGAACCGGTGGCGGAACCGGCGTTCCGGCGAGGTGATCGCGGCGGCGCCGTCGGATGTGTACTGGTGCACGGTCACGCCTCCAGCAGCGTTACGGACACGTCGTTACGCGGGTAGTACGGGGAGACGCGCTCGACCTGGTCGACGAGCACGTGCGGCGCCGCGCCCCCGAGGTCCCACTCGGTCGGCGCCGGGCCGGACTCGACCTGTGCGGCGGCGGCCGTGATCGTGCCCCCGGCGGTGTCGTCGACGATCAGCGCGGCGCGGGTGGTGCCCGTTCCGGCGGGCACGGTCGCGGTCACCGAGTAGCGAGACCACGCGGTCGTGATGGTGATCCCTTGCGTCGTCGAGCTCGTGTGCTCGGTCGCCCCGGCCCGGATGTGGTCGAGCGCGATCCGGGCGGCCGTCGAGCCGCTTTCCGCCTTGAGCCACAGCGAGAACGTGACCGTTTCCTCGTCGAGCACGGGCACGGCGGGCAACCGGATGTAGCTGCCTGCGCCGTAGCTGGACCATTCGGTCGCGGTGACCGGGACGCCGACCTCGGCCGGGCCGACGCCGTCGCGGAGGATGCCGCCGGAGGACTTCCGGACGGCGTCGCCGAGCGGGAGCAGGACGGCGGCGTCACGCGGGAGCCGGTTCGTCCCGAGCGGGTCGATCAGGTGGAACGGCCCGGCGATCGTGCGGTGGTGCAGTGCCTCGACGAACCGGGACTCCGACGGCGTGAGCCACGGGAGCGTGAGCTCCCAGCTTGCCCGGTGCCCTGTGACATCCATCGTGCGCGCTCCCGACAACGCCTGGTGCACGCCGCCGAACCGCTCGACGGTGCGTTTCACGTTGCTCTCTGGGCACACCAGCGGCCGGAGGTCACCGAGCGGTCCGAGATACCACGTGGCGGATTGCGGCTGCACGGGCCTACCTCCGGGCGTTGGACGAGTTGGTCGTGTTGACGAGCTTCGCGACGCCGTCACCCTCGACCTTCATGCGTGCGCCGTGGAGACCGGCGAGCACGCCCGCCGTTACGGCCGCCTGAATGCCGTCAGAAGCGCCGAACGAGGGCGAGGGGGCAGATGGGGCCGTGACGGGCACCGCTGCGACCGCTCGCGCCATCTCAGAGGCTGCTGTGACCGCGTTCGGTGCCGCTCGTTCGATACCGTCGGCGAAGCCTTCGCCGGTCCAGCGGCCGAGCTGGTGAAAGACCTTCGACGGGGAGGCAATCCCGAGCCACGACTTGACCTCGCCGACGGCGCTCTTGGCCATGTCGCGCACGGTGCCGAGCAGGTTGCCGATCATGGACTTGACTCCGTTGATCAGGCCGCGGATCAAGTCGGCGCCAGCGTTCCACAGTAGACGGCCGAAGTCGCCGAGCGCTCCGAGGATGCGTCCGCCGAGGCTGGCCGCCAGGCCGACGAGAGAGCCGAAACCGTCGCGCACCACGGACACGACGAGGTTCACCGCTCCCGAGACGATCGACTTGATCAGCTGCCACACAGAAGCGATCACTTGTTGCAAACCACGCCAGACTTGCGAAGCGTCGCCGTTCAGGAATCCGCCGAGCACCGTTAGGAATCCCTGGATGCCGGAGACCGCTGCCGACACAATCGACGCCGCCGTCTGGAAAACCGTTGTCACCAATGGCAGAAGTGCCGATATCGCAGGTGCAAGCACACTGACCAAAATGGACGCAAGATTCAGCAGTGGCGGCAGAACGGGAAGAGCTGCCTGCACGATCGATAGGATGCCGGAGACCAGCGGCGGCAGGATCGGCAGCAGCGCGCCGATCGCCTGAACCAGGAATCCCCCCCAGTGCCCCCGCGATTTGCGTCAGGACGGGCGTCGCGGCGGCGAGCGCCGTCGAGATGATTCCGGCGAGCTGGCCGATCGTATCTGTCAGCATCGGCAGAAGCGGCGTCACCGCGTTGAGCGCCGCGAGCAGCACACTACCCACAGTAGACGCCAATTGACCTAAGAGAGGCGCTACAGCGGTCAGGGCATCCGTCAGTGCTCCGCCGAGCTGCTGAGCGATCGGCACCAGTCCAGCCGCGAAAGCGTTCACCGCAGGAACGACCGCCGCGAAAGCTGGTCCGAGCCCGGCCGAGATCCCGCTTCCCAGCGTGCCGACGACCGTGAGCACGGAGCCGATCGCCGGGGCAATGGACTTCAGAGCCGCGACGAATTGCGAGACGTGTTGCGCGTTCGCGGCGAAGAACGACCGCATCGCGTCTTGCCCCTGAACGGACCCGGTGATTTGCGCGAGCGCGCCCGTCATTTCCTTGAGCGAGTTCAGCATTCCGCCGCCGACATCCGACGCGGCGCGGAACACGTTCACGAGCGTTGCGCCGACGTTCCCGGCGACCTTGCCGAGATCACCAAGGACGGAGAGACCTTGCGAGATGATGTCGTGCAACCGGCCGGACTCAGCGGCGGCCGTAGCCCAGTCCGCGAAGCGGGTTGCCACTTCAGACACTCCGGCCGCGAGTCCCGGAAGGAACTCGGAGCCGACCGCGCCAATCTGCGCGAATGCCCGGACTACCGCGCCCCCGGTCGGGATGAGCTCTCGGAACGCATCTGCCGTGTTGTCCAGCGCGACACGGGATGCGTCGATCGTCTCCGGCCGCATGAGCGCTTTCCCGGAAACCTGCACCATCGCGCCCATGGCTGCCGCGACTTGGCGCATACCGCCTTGCAGGAGCGGCAGATACGTCCCGCCGACGTTGCGGATCGTGTTGCCGAGTCCTTCGAAGAACTGTTGCTGTACGTCGAGCCGCAGAGCGTCGAACGCGGGTTTCATGTCCCGGATCGCGATCGCCGTTTCCTGCGCCGACGGGGCGAGCTTTTTCAGCGCTTCGGCAAACTTGGCCGGGTCATCCATGTTGGACAGCGCGTCGCCCACGCCCTTAAAGGCGATCAGGAGCGTTCCCGCACCGACGGCCGCTGCGCCCAGCGCGGCCGGAAGCAACGCGACCGATCCGGCCGCCTGCATCGCGATCGAGCCGAGCCCGGCGATCCCGGTCGCCGCCGGGCCGATCCCCGCCGCCACCAGCGACCGCATACCGACAAGCCCACGTAGACTGCCTGTAAGGCGACCGATACCGCCCGTCGCGCTATCGATGCGCTTGCGGTCGACGTCGACATTCAACGTGATGTCGTGCCCGCTGGCGCGCTTCGCGATCGCGGCGACCTTCGTGTTCACGCCGTCGCCGTCGACGTCGACCGGAATGTCGACGTTCGCGGCTTTCTCCGCAATGTCGGCGACGCGACGAACGTCCCTTGTGAATCCGTCGGAGTCGACGACGGTCGGGATCTCGACGCGGGTGCTGCGCTCGATCCGCTGCAAGTACTTTTCCAGCGACCGGCCGAACGCGGACGTGTCCGGGAGAACGCGCACCGATACGCGCCCGACCTCACGTCCTCCCGGACCCGCCATGATTCACCCCTTGCCGTTGAGTTCGGCCACGGTCACCACGCGACGTGTCGGCTTGGCCGACGGTCGCCGGATTGGCTTCGGTTTCGGTCCCTTGCCGCCGCCGCGTTGGTAGTTGCCTGCCGCGAGGAGTTCGACGATGGACACTGCGGCGTGCCGGTCGACGGTCCAGCCGCGATGCGGCGGACCGCCTTGCCGACTGGCGTAGTACGCGGAGGAGTCCGGAAGCCACTCGACCAACCACAGGACGTAGCGCGGCGAGAGCGTCGGCTCGTCGGTGAACAACTCGCGGAGGTCGACGCCGATCGACCGGAGGTCGTAGAGCAACGCCCCGCCGTGCTCATCTAGGAGTTGGCCGAGTGCGAGGCTTCCCCCGGCTGGGTACGCTCCGAGTACTGCTCGAACAGGGTTTGTAGGACGGCGAGATCGTCGCCGATCTCCTCGATGAGCCGGTCCGCGTGACCCCGGTCGTCGGCGACGGTGCGGATCATGCTGCGAAGGACTTCGAGGAGATCCCCGTCGGAATACTCCGGGTCGTCCTGCATGGTGCCGATCGAGGATTGCATCTTGCGCAGCGCCGTCCGTTCCTCACTGGACAGCCGCAGCGGAGCCCGGAGCACGACCGTGGTCTGATCGTCGAGCCGAACCGGATAGTCGGCGTAGCGCTGGCGCGCTTCCTGCCGGATCGCGTCGAGCGACGCGGCGCCGTTGACACTGTGCATTGCACGGACCTCCCACGGCGCGGACCAAGAAAGGTGACCGCCGGGCGAGCGGGTCCGCGCAAGGCGCCCGCCCGACGGCCGTCATCACGCCGTCGGCGAGGGCTCGGCGAACGCCGGGCCGTCCACGCTGAACAGGTAGTCCAGCGAGGAGTCACCGAGGATGGTCGCCGAGACCGGCATCCCGGAGAGCTGCTCGACGTCGTGTTCCTCGTCGTCGGAGCCCAGAATCGAGACCTTCGGGAAATACCGGTTCCACACGTTGGTGCCGTCGATGATCTCGACGTACAACGCGTGTTCCTGCGGTACCGGCGTTTTCGGCACCTCGAACCGGCCCGTGGTCGCGTTGACCTGTCCGCCGCCGTAGTACAGGCGGTGAGCCAGCTCGTCGTACTGGAGCAGCCGGAAAGCGATCTGATACGTGGTCGGCTCGATGCGCTCGCGAAGCGCCTCGTTCTGCCAGCTCCCCAACGTTTCCCGGTCTCCACCCTCGCGGGAGATCGTGAGCGGCTCGTCGCGGCTGGTGTGCCCAACGTTGACCCACGGGGTCGTGGGCGAGCCGGAAGGTGCGGCGGTGTTGGTCGGCGCGATGTAGAAGTAACCCCGGCCGGGGACCATCACCGCGTTGTCGTCGAGTGCCATGAATCGGCCTCCTCAATGGACGGTTCGGGTTACCCGCGTGGTCACGCGGGCGCTGAAGCGGCGCGGCGCGGAGGGCGGATCGCGAGCGCGTAGCTGGCCTGATAGCGGTGCAGCGTGTCCGGCTGGTCGTTCGTGCGGAGCTCGCTCGGCGACGCCTCCTCGCGGAAGTACGCAAGGTGGCCGAAGTCGGTCACGGTCTGGCGTTCCCACGCCTGAAACAGCGCAACACGCACATCTTCGGCGAGGTCGGCCGCGCCCGCCCGGCTCGTGTGCCACACGTCAACCGACATGACCGGCTGATCAAGGAACCGAGAGTCGATCGCGGCGCCGCCGACGCGGCGCACCACCACGAACGGCAACCGGTCGGCGACGTCGTCCGGGATGAGCGTTCCGAACCCGACTCCCGGGAACGCGGGTCGCAGCAGCGCGAGCGCGAGCCGCTCAGCGTCCGGTAGCAGTCGCACGGGTGCCCCCTATCGAGCGGCGTTGATCAGGATGTGGAGCCCCTGGATCACGCGGCCGTCGCGCCGCACGCCGCCGAGCTCGATCGCGGCGGCGGCGCCGTGCGGGTCTTCCAGATGGACGAGGTAGTCCGGAGAGCGGCTCTCGACGCTGATGCGGGCCGACCCGGTGTCTCGGTGTGCGGCGAGCCCCGCACGGGCGCGAGAGGCGATCTGACGGCCCTTCGCGGCCACTTCGGCGCGCACCCCCGGAAGGCGGGCGACGTCGCGAGGCGCGAACTCGCTCACCCACACCATCACGCACCCACCCGGCGGACGTAGAGCACGTAGTGATGCAGCCCGGCCGGGGAATCATGCCGACGCGGATCGCCGACGAGCTCGTACTCCCGGCCTTCCCACACGACATGTGACCAGGCGTCGAGCCCGGCCGCCTCCGGCCGGACGAACACCCGGTAGCGGGTCTCCCGGACCTGCCCGTCGGTGATGTCCTCCGACGGCTCCAACGGCTGGACATAGGCCGGTACCGGCGCCCCGGGCGTGCCGGGAACGCGGACGCGGTTGCCGTAGTCGTCGAGCTGATCAACCGAGGTCACCGGCTGCACGCGGTGCGGGAGTAGGTGGTCACCGATCACGTTCGCGCCTCCGTTTCCGCAGTGGACGAACGCCGGTTGTGTTTGTGCTGGTCAGCTCGTGCCGGCTAGACGGTGATCAAGGCCGCGGAGCACCCGGGCCGGAAGTTCAGAACTCCTCGTCCGGGTCGTCCGGCGTGAGCAACACGGCGGTGTTGCCCAACCCGACGCCGAGCGCGACCAGGGCGAGCGCCGTCGCGCCGTCCCCGAGGACGCCGAGGATCAACGCGGCGAACGCGAGCACGACGATCACCCAGACGAGAACGGTCCTCACGGGATCGACACCCACAGCACACCGACATCCGGGACGCGGTAGCGGTCGAGGACAGCGCGGTCGGTGCGGTCGACGATGACCCGGCGGGCGATTGCCGACTCCGGCAAGCCGTAGGAGTACTCACCGATGGTTTCCCGCGAGTACAGCGGCGCGGCCGGGCTCGTCGCGAGCCCGCGCAGCACCATCGCGGCGACCACCGACCGGATGTCGTCCGGCGTCTGGTCGTAGCCGTGGGTGTAGGTGATGGTCACCTCGCACCCGTAGACACCGCGCAGCACCGGGCCGACGAGGTCCGGTTCGTCGACCGGCTCGCCGTTGACCGACAGCACGTCCACGACCGGCCGTTGCGGGAGCTGCACCCGGCCGCCCTGCACGGGAAGCGTCACGGTGGACGTGCCCCGCGTGATGTGCTGCCCGGTGTAGCCGCGCACCTCCGCCGACGCGTCGGTGATCAGCGCCTCCACGCGGGCGGCTTCGTCTGTGGTGAGGGGGCGCCCGAGACGCGCCTCGATGTCCTGGGAGGTGATCAACGGGTCTGCCACGAACGCCCCCTCGCCTTACTTCGACTCCGCCGACGTGGTGCGGCGGCGTCGCGTCTTCGATGCCGTGTCAGCGTCCGGAGTCGACGGCGACTCGTCGGCCGCCTTCCATCCGGCGGCGAGATACCGCGTGGCGGTCTCCTCGCCGATGGTGACCACGGTTCCTGTCTGCGGGTTACGGACTCGCATCACGAATCACCCGCTCACGCGGCGGCCGGGGTGTCGACGTACTCGACGAACGACTCCGGGTCGGCGACGACGAGGCCGTACTCCGCTTCGGCGCGCAGGGCAACGAGGTTGTTCTCCCACAACGAGGTGAGCGTCCCGTCGATCGTGACGGCGGTCTCGTTGGACACGGTGAACGTGATGTCGCTGCCGATGCCGTAGGCGACCTTGGACCAGTCGCCGCCGATGATCCGCAGGTTCGCCGCCGCGCCGGACGGTCCGGCGACACCCTCGGAGATCCCGGCGGGGCGGCCGATCAGGCGGTTCCCAACGGTCTCGTCGGCCGGAGCGTCCACCCAGATCGGGCGGCCGTTGAGGTCCACGCTGGACAGGAGAACGGGTTCCGCCTTCGGGTCGACCGCGAACCCGGTCAGCCGCTTGTCGTCGTTCACCAGCAGCGACAGCCCCGCGACGATGTCGCCGTAGGTGCCGCCGCTGTCCCGACTGGTGGTGCCCAGCTCCACGCTCTTGGTGGTCTGCGTGAGGAAGCTCGGGAACGGCCCGGCGGTGCCGTCGTGCGACAGGCCGTGGATCGCCGCGAGGTCGAACGCGGTCGCGAACGCTTCCTTGATCTGCGGCCGGATGTTCGCATACAGCTTCGTCGGGTCGGACCGGACGTACTCCATGCTGAACACGACGATGCAGGCGAGCTTCTTCCGGTCCATGAACACGAAGTTCGACCCGGCGTTGGTGGTCGGCTTGCGGGCGCCTTCCGCAACCCAACCGGCGACCGGCTTCTCCGTGGTGATCGGGATCATGGTCCCGTTCTCCGGGAGGTTCACCCGGCGGGCGAGCTTCTGCACGACCGATTCCCGTGCGACGTCGTCGAAAATGGACTCCGAGATCGAGCGGGGGAACTGCTGCGAGCCCGCCTCCGGGAGCGTGATCGGGGGCATGATGCACCTGCCTTACTTGAGATTCTGCGTGATCAACTGTCCGAATAGGTCGGCAGGACTGGACCGGGTCGCGCCTCGCGCACCCTGGCCGAGATCAGCCGCCCGGCGCGGCGTCTCCTGCGCCGGAGCAAGCTCGTTCAACCACGACACGATGGCGTCGCGATCGACCTCGCCGTCCTCGGTGAGGAACCGGCTCCGGTCGACATTCGCGATCAGAGCGTCCACATTGAGCGGGCGGCCCGATGCGGCCGAGCGGATCTCCGCGTCGACCAGGCGCCCGGCCATCTCGCGCATGGCTTCCGCACGTCCGGTGTCCCGCGCTTCGGCCACGGCTCGTTCCTGCTCGGTCATCGCCTGGCGGCGGAGCTTGTCGAGCTCGCGGCGAAGCTCGTTGCGCTCGCGCTTCATGCGGTCGAGCGCACGCTTGCCCGCGTCGCCGAGCTGCTCCTCCTCCGACGTTTCCTGCGCAGCGTCCGCCGACTCCGTTGCGGAGTCCTCGGTCGGCGCGTCGGCCGTCTCGGCGGTCTCGTCCGGGGTCGTGGTGTTCTCGGTGTCCATCCTGTTTCCTCCCGTTGCGGGTAGCCAAAACGACGCCCGTTGCGGGCGCGTGCGTCCACGAAGGACGGTCTAGGAATGCGGCGTCACGCCGCGTCGGAGGCGACCTCGTCGGGGCCACGAAAATGGTCGCCCTCCTCGCGGAGAACGGGTCCGAGCTCGCCGTGTTCGTGCACCGTGTACCGGGCGCGCTTGAGCTTTTCCATGCTCGTTCCGCCCGCCCGGCGGTACAGCTCGTCCAGCTCGGAGCGGTTCAGCGACCGACCGGGGTCATTGGCGCCGATGATCGGCATGGTGGTGCACTTGCAGTGCGTGTGCAGCGGCATAAGGTCGCTCTTGTGGTACACCCGGTCGGACGCCGCCACGCACAACCCGCACGACCCCCCGGCCGACAACTCCGGGTGCAACACCCGCCGGTACCCGGTCACGCCCGGCGTGCGCCGGTACACCTGGCGGGACGCTTCCCGTGCGGCGAGCGACAAATCGTCGTCGACGATCAGGCGAGCGCGGCGGACGGCGCGGTCTCTGGCCGTGTCCTCGTCGAGCCCGTCGGCGATGTGGCGCCGGTACTCGGCGGGCACACGGGCCAGCACGTCACGGTGTGACGTGCCGCCGCGCAACCGTGCCGGATCGACCCGCACCCCAACGGGGGCGGTCGCACGGCCGCGCATCTCGCCGATGACGCGGGCGAGGTAGGCGTCCGTGGTGGACGCCGTCCGCGACTGCGCGGGTTCGACGATCCGGGCCAACGCGTCCACTAGGCGGCGAACCTGCTCCGGGGTCGTGAAGTCCGACCACCTGCGGACGAGCTCGGCCACCTGGCGGAGCACCGAAGCGCGGACCTTGTCGCGTTGCGCGGCCTGCGCGTCGACCAGGCGGACGAGATTACGGCTCGCCATTGGTGATCGGCTCCACCGTGGGCAGTCCGGAGAGCTCGGCGTCGAGCAGTTCGCCGGAGCGGTCCGCCTCGTCGCGGGCGATCGACTGCGGCGTCATCTGCAACACGTCACGCTGCAAAGTCCTCCGGCTGACAACGTCTTTCAGCTTCCCGGCGGCGTCGGCAAGCTCCGACAGGGTGTGGCGCTTCGGGTTGGCCCAAAGGACTTCGAGGTCCGGCCGGCGTGCACGGGCTTCGTCGCCGAGCACCTCGAACGCAAGCGACATCACGGCTTCCCAGCTCTCGCCCGCCTGCAACAGCCGGTTCCCGACCTTCGCCACAAGGCCAGACTCCGTCACCGTGTAGGCGTCGGCGGAGACGTTGACGAGCTCGGCGAGCAGGTATGACGGCGGCGTGCGGGTGATCGCGCCGAGCGCCCGGACATCCTCGGACACCGCGTCAAGTAGGGGCTTGAGGTTGACCTCGTCGAACTCGCCGAGATCGACCCCGGCAGGCAGAGCCCACACCGCGCCCGCCGACGCCGACAGCATTGACGACAAGTCGATCGGGTTTCCCTCGGCGTCCTTCGTGGACACGCCCTTGATCCAGCGCTGCCGGAACGCCTGCATCGAGGCGACGACCAGGCGGTCAAGGATGGTGTGGTTGATCCGGTCCTGAATGTCGAGGACGTCCTCGAACTCGCCTTGCGTCTCGCCGAACAGGTTCTCCCGGTTCGCGAAGCGCACCACCGGGACGCGGGACAGTGGCAACGCGCCGGAGAGCTCCTCGTCGACATCCCACGCCGACCCGTCGAACGTGCCGTCCTCGGTCACACCCGAGCTCTTGCGGCGGCGGTGGAAGTGCCACACCTCGCCAGGCAGGTACAGGACGATCCGGTCCTCCTGCCGGATGTCGTGAGACCAGGTCTTGAGCGCGGCGTCCACGCTGCGCCGACGGCCCGGCGCGGATGCGGTGATGACCTGTCGCGGGTCCTCCGGCGTGATGAGCGGGATGTCGTCCTCGACGGCCGGAGGGCCGACGATCGCGTACGACTCGCCCATGACGACCGACGCCTCATGCACGAGCCCGGCGTCCGCGTCGAGCTGGTTTGCCTGCCAGATGCGCCACGCTGCCTCGTCGCCGATCTCGTCGCGGTCGGCGCCCGTGCGGAACCCGACGACGTTCATGCGCTCCGTGACCGCGCTCGCGACGAGGCCGACGTAGTTCGTGCGCGCCTTGCGCTGCAACCGCCGGTAGGCATTCGGGCACTGCTCGGCGCCCTGCGGGAGCGGGTGGTCCCCGCGTTGGTAGGCGTCGAGGAGGTCGTAACGCGCCTGGCGGGCGCCGAGCTCGGTCGCGAGCCTCTTCGCCCACCAGCCCGGCGAGCCCGGTGTCTCCGTGTCGATCACGCAGACCTCCCATGTGGACACCCAGCGACCAGGTCGACACGTACCGTATCGATCTTGTTTGTGGTTGCTGATCCATTTCGGTGATATGAACTGCGCCGCCGGTAGCGGTATGTGAACATCCCGCGCATGACGAACAAGCATCGTGCTCCGGAACCGGACACCACCGACGTCGTGAACGTGCAGCTCGACTGGATGGACGACGCGGACCGGGTGGCGTTCGAACGCATGGCCCAAACCCAAGGCGTCGACCTCGGGCGGCTTATCGCGGATTACGCCGTTCGTGGACTTCACCAGCGGGGGAACGTCAACTACGGCAGCGCCGGAACCGTCCTGCAAACCGGCAACATCTCCGGCGGCCTTCGCCTATGAGCCTTCGCCGCCCGCGCATGACCAATGAGGACGGGTGGCGCACCTCCACAACCGACTTCTCGCGTGGCCCCATCCTGATCGCGATCGGCCTGGTGCTCATGGCCGCCGGAGACCTGGTTTTCGACCAGTGGGCGAGCTACTTCGTCGGGCTCGTGGTTCTCATCGCGGGCATCCTCAACGCGATCTGACCGGGGACCGGCGGACGGGGTCTGCGGCATGGTCACCGCACCCGCACGATGTCGGCGGGTGATGCCAGCGCCGGAGCCCTCCGCGCCTGGAGGGCTCCGGCCGCCAGCGCATCCCCCCGCGCCTCCCACGCCAACACGAGCGACATCGCAAGGTCGATCTTGTGAGGCGAGTCCGGCCGAGCCTTCTCGATCCTCCACAGCGGCGCGCCGTCCTCGTCCCTCACGGACAGGTCTTTCCGGCGCGCATTCGCCACGTGAGCCGTCAGCTCGCGGTCCCCGGTATGCCGGAGCCCGCCCGTCTCGATCGCCGTCGCCAGCGTCCGACAGGCGTACGCCGTCGGCCGCTGCCGGTTCGTCCACCACTCCACGACGCGGCGCTCCCCGAACTCGCCCGACCACCGTCGTAGCGCGTCCTGCCAGAACGGCGGGTCGCCGTACATGCGCCACACGTCGAACCGCTCGAAGATATCGGAGACGGCCGCGTCGACCTCGTCCTCCGGCACCTCCCAGTCGGCATCATCGGGCAGGTGCGCCGGACGCTGCCAGCAACCCCACGGCACCACGAGCCCCGACTCGACGCCCACGACGACGAGCCCGGTCGCGTCCCGTCGGCGAGCACCGTCGAACCCGACCGTGACGAGCTCACCATCCGGCAGCATCGCGCCCGGCTCGGCGAGCTTCGACCACGCCCGCACGTCGAACGCCTGCCGCGCCGACTGAACCGTCCTGTTGAGCCACACGCGCTCTAAGTACGGCCCGTCCGCGCCCGGACGTGCCCACTGCGCCGCGACCGCGTCCACGTCCGACCACTCCGCAGCCGGGCCGCGAGCCTCCCGCACAGCCGCCACACGGCCCGCGTGCGAGTCGAGGTCATGCTTGCCCCCAGCGAAGCGGTGGAAGAAGAACAGGCTCGGGTTGTCGAGCTTGCCCTCGTCGATCATCACGGCTTCGTCATACGTGGCTTCCGCGACCGAACCCGCGCCCGGCTCGAACGCCGTCGTCACCTCCAGCGCCCACGGATCGGCGAGCGGTCGTTTCGGCAGGTTCCCGAGCATCGTCTCGTGGGCCTGCCGCAAACGCGGCAACGTCATCCGGTGCGTCTCGTCGAACCCCTGAAACGTCGTGCGCGCACCGTCACGCGAGTTCGGGCTCCCTGCAAGGGGAACCGCCTTGCCCTCACCGTTGGCGCGCATGATCCGCGTGAGCCCGATGTCGAACAGATCCGCGTCCGGTCCTTCCGAACACACCACGTAGAGAGCGCCGAACGCCAACTCCTCCGTCTGCTCGGCCGTGTACGCGACGAGCGGGATGTACGGGTCCGACACCGGACGGCCGACCGGCTGTCCGTTCGCGTCGAACCCGTCGCACCGAACCGGCGCCTCCGGATGCAACTCCGCGTAGGCGATCCAGGCCATGAACTCCGTCTTGGCCGTGCCCTTCGGCCACGACAACCCGACGCGGGAGAACCGGCGTCGACCCGCACGAGGATGCCCCGGCGGGAACACCTCGTAGGCACGGTAGATCGCGCCCCTTTTCTCAGCGTCCAACGTGGCCGGTTGCCCCCGAAGGTCGCCCGGACCGAACACCGCCCGCTCCTCAAGGAACGACACGACCTGCGGTCCCAGCGTCGGCCACGGCTCCGGGTCCGGCTTCGGAACGATCAGCGTCGCCACGTCACGTCGCCGCGTACAGCACAGCGCGAGGATCGCTCCCCGCCTCCACCGGTTCGATCGTCCGCGCCCGGCGCTGACGGCCGCGATCCTGCGCCGCCTCCGTCGCCTCGATCTGCCATTGCAGACGACGCCGGTCGTACGGGCTCAATCCGAACCGCTGCTCCTGCAACCTGATTTCGGCCGCGAGCTCGGCACGAACCCGAGGCTTTTCCGGCGGCACCCGCCAGAAATCGTCATGCAGCGCCGCCAGCATGTAGAGCCCGTGCGTATCCGACGTGCGCTCGAACTCCGGAGCCATCGGCGACGCCCAGATGTCCGCCCACCACTGCAAGGTGAACGGGTGCCAATCCTGGTCGGCGCGCTCCGGCAGCGGCGGCGCCACGACGTCATGGTCACGGACCAACGTCGCATGTGTACTCGTCTTGTTCGTCCGGCGGCGAGTCGCCGGGTTCTTCGGCGGTGGACCGGGCATGTCTGCACACCTCCCGTTGCGGGCGCTAGTCGCCATTGCGGCATCGCTAGCCGGTGAGTGCGGGGCGAAGAGTCGGCGCATTGAGCAGCCGACCGAGACTGTCCACGATGTACACTATGTACACTTAACCGCAGGTCAGCGGCTTATATGGCATACTCCGCGGCTATGACAGCCGATCATCAGTCCTTGGCGAGTAAGCCCCTGGCGATCGTGGCGGCGATCGTCTCCGGCGTGCGCCTGGTCGCCACATGCCTACGCAGACGACAGGCTCCGGAGTGCCAGTGCAGCAACGTCCGGTGGACCCGGAGCGAGATCGCCGAGCACTTCCAGCTCTCCCACGCGCAGACGCGGGACCGTCTCCGGCGGTGGAACGTGGGCGCCGTCGGCTACGAATGGCGGCCGACAGCGTGCGGTCCACGCCAGACCGCGATCTACGACGCGGCCGAAGTGCGGCGCGTGTTCCACGCCCGAGGGTTGATCTCGCGGTCAAGCAGAACAGAGCGTGACCGTGTGTAACCGTGTATCCCGTAGGCGCGGGAAAGTGCAGAACCGGCGCGGGAGCCCGCTGCCCTGCGAGGGGGTCACCCCCTACCCTCTGTGATCGTCCGTGCTCTCCTGTTCGTCGCTGTCCGTGGTCGGCGCGGCGTCCTCGTTCGTGTCATGTAGACGATTCGCGATGTCTGCAACGATCGCCGCGAGCTTGAGGACGACGAGCGCGAACACTGTCGCCATGCCGAGCACGAGCACAGGTTCGAGCGTGCTCATGTGGACGTTCTCGCGGCGCGTTCGCGTGCTGTCTTGTCGGCGTGACAGTCGGAGTGCATCACGGCGAGATTGCTTTCGTCCCATGTTCCCCCGTCCGCTATGGCTTGGATGTGGTCGACGTGGTGCGCGCCGGGTTGGCCGCACCAGTAGCAGATGCCCCGGTCGCGTCGGCGTATCCGGTCGCGGAGTGCGCGGGCGTTGCCGGGGCGACTCTGGTTGCGGGGGCTTGGCCGGGTGGTCCATCCAACGGGCGGGGTGTGTTGGGGGCACGGTGCGAGCTGGGGGCATCCGGGTTGTGGGCAGACGCGGGCGACCATGCGCTACTCCGTTCCCGTATCCCCGGGCTACCACGAGGACGCACTAGCTGAGCTTGCGGTGTACGGCGACCTGACGTCCGGCGACGATGGCCGAGATGCCGTCGACCGAGCTGCCATCGAGTGAGCCGATCGGGCCGATGCCGAACCAGCATTGCAGCCCGGACGGTGACGGCCGCGTGATGGTGAAGTGATCACCGATGAATCGCCGAACTCGGTCTGACCATGCCTCGTGTATCTCAGTGCTTCCGTCCGCGTCCGGGCCACTGTCCGGTGGCGCGGCGGTGGAGCTTCGCGCAATACCCTTCCGCGCCAGGGCCAAGGTGTCGGCGCGTTTTTCGTACGCAGCGCCGGAAATCGCCCTTGGTTCCCCAGCGGATCGACGCCCCGCCCTTGCCGGTTGTCCAGTACCGGCGGAGCCGTTCGGCGTTCGCTGTGCGTGCCATCGCTACCGCTTCCCTTTGCTCTGCCGGATGCTTGGGAACTTCGCCGCTACCTTGCGTCGCACCGTGCGTTGCTCGGCGGGCGTGCCGTGCTGGCTCACCCTGGCGAGTGCGTTCCTCGCGTGAGCGGCGTCGTCGATCCGGTACGCCCGGCGGGACGGGATCGCGAAGTTCTTCGCCGACATGCGGGCTCGGCCGGATGTGGTGTTCCGGCGGCGGTTCGCCGTCTTGCTCAAGGGGCTTTTCCGTGCCATGCCGACACCTCCACCAACGACAACGCCCCCGGTTCCTGGCGGATTCCGGGGGCGTTGTGTGCGATGGACGGTCGGCGACACTGCGCCGACCTAAGCACAAGGTAGCGTTCGCGCTGGTCGGGCGCAAGCGACTCGCCTATGTGGACATCACGAGGTCGATCACATCCCCGACCCGGAAGCGTGCCCGGCCGGACGGGTCTGGCGGTCGGGGCAACAGCCGTCCTCGGTGGACGTAGCCCCGGATCATGGCGGGTGTGACGTTGGTGCCGAGCAGTCCGGGTAAGGCGCGGGCGATCGTCGAGGCGGTCTCGATGCGGTCTCGTGCTTGTTCGAGGAGCCAGGCCCGGCGCTCGTCGGCGTCGTAGCGGGCTCCGCAGTCGCGGCACGTGTGCTCGGCGGCGTGGGGGCGGGCGTACATGTCGGCGCCGCACTCGTCGCATGGGCCGACGAACCGGCGCTCGGCCGGGCGGTCGACGGCACGCCAAGCGCGGTGAATCGCGTCGGTGATCTCGTCGTGGAGCTCGGCGGCGGCCGGGTGGGTGCGCAATGTGGATTCGTGGGCGAGTAGGAACGCGGCGGCCGTCGGCATGGCGGCGACGTTGGCGGCCGTGGTCCCGGTGCGGTCGGCGACGTCGCGTGCCCACGTGGTGAGGACGTTCACCAGGTCGGCGCGGATCTCGGCGGCCGTGAGGTCGACCGGGAGCGGGCGTTCCGAGGGTCGGGAGGTGACGCCGACGCCGGTTGCGGTGCGGGTCTGGCGGCTGATGGTGGCGTCGAGCTGGTCGGCGAGTTCGTCGACGCGGCGGAGGTCGGCGACGAGCGCGTGTGTGCAGTGGGGGCACAGGTAGTAGCCGCCGGTCGGCCGGTCGCATCCGGTGGCGCACGTGGTGATCAGATCGCTCATGTGTCGCTCTCCTGGGTGGTGTCGACGATGACCGATAGGGCGCGGATCGTGGGGCAGGGATAGGCGGTGCGGCAGTGTGCACAGCGGAGCGGCCGAGTCCCTTCGTCGGCGGGGTCGTGCGGCTGTGGTGCGTGCAGGTCCAGCACGTTGCGGATGGCTCGATGGCCGCGATAGACGGGTTCGTTTTCGAGGCAGTCGCCGCAGCAGACGAACCGGTCGAGCTCGGCGCGGATCGCGGTGTCCAGGCTCATGCGTTCGCCTCCTGGTGGTCGCCGTACCCGGCGCGGTGCAGCATCGGCACCAGGTCGCCGAGTTCGAGGCAGGCAAACCCTGTGAGACCGGGCACGACGGTGCCAGTCACGGCGCGGGCGAGCATGGGCAGCGGTACCCACGCCCACCAGCGGGACACGTCGCCCTTGCCCTTGCGGCGCACGACGAGCACTGCGAGTTCGGCCCCGTGGGCGTCGCGGGTGATGTCGATCTCGTGGAGCCACTTGACGATCTGGTTGCTCTGGTCGTTCTTGACGCTGAACACGACGCCGGGGATGCCGGTGATGTCGCCGGGGTCGGGCACGGTCCGGTTTCCGGCGCGGTAGCCGGTGCGGACGGCGCGTTCGGCGCCGGGGAAGCCGACGGCGCGGAGGTACTTCGCGACGGCGCGTTCCGCGTCGTGTCCCCGCCGCCGGTTGCTCCGGCCGCGCTCGGTGGGTGTCATGGTCACGGGATGCCCCTTTCTGGCGGCTGAGTGGCTCTCTCGCGGGCGAACCCCGGTTCGCCGGTATCTCGGGGTGGATTGATCAGGCACAGCGGCTCTCAGGGGCTCAGAACGGCGGTTCCTCGACGGTGCCGGGCGCCGGGACGTCCGGCCACGAGCTCCCCGGCGCGGCCGACTCGCGAGGCTCGGCCTTGCGCACGGTGGCCGTGGCGTAGCGGGTGGACGGGCCGATCGCATCGATGAGCAGCGCGACCCGCGAACGCTTCTGCCCGGTCTCCCGGTCTTGCCACTCCTCGGTTTTCAGCCGTCCGGTGACGACAACCTCCATGCCGCGCTTGTAGGTCTCGGCGGCGTTCTCGGCGGCATCGCGGAACAGCGTGCCCCGGATGAAACACACGTCGCCGTCCTCCCACTGCCCGGTGTCGCGGTTGTAGCGGCGGGCGTTGAATGCCAGCGGGACCGTGGCAACGGCCGTCCCGTTCGGGGAGAACCGGACCTCCGCGTCGGCGGTGAGTCGGCCGGTTCCGTGCATGGTCGGCAGGGACACGTGATCACTCCTCGGGTCGTGCGGCGCGGCGCCGCTGGATGTGGGGAACTTCGATCGGCCGCACCGGGTCGCGGCGCTGGCCGTGCATCCCGACGGTCTGGACGCACCGGGCGCCGGGCTCGGCGCGGCAGTGCGGGCACTCGATGCCCAGCGCCCGCCACTGGTCGTCGGCGGCTGTCTCCCGGTCGGCCGCCAGGCGGGCGGCGAGCCAATCGACAACGCGGCAGACGTGCGCCTCGTCGGCCGGGCGCGGGGTGGCCGCCGGGAGCGCGTTCGAGCGCGGCGGCTCGGCGCGGCGCTGACGGAGGCGTTGGGTGATGTGGCCGGGCATGAGCCACTCGGTCGACTCGGCGAAGTGCGCCGACACGGCGTCGGCCGCTTCGGCGTAGGTCCACCGTCCGCGCTGGGCAGCTTCGGCCCATGCGTGCAGCTCGGCGGGTCCGGCGTTGCGGCCGTCGTAGGCGGTGATCAGCGATAGCAGGTCGATCACTTCACCGTTGTTCATGCGACACCGCCGGGTAAGGCACGGAGGCCGTGCGGCGGCTCATCGTCGGGCGCTTCCCCGATGTGGGTCTTGAGCGCCTGCAAGCGGGCGATCCGCTCGTCCTTCGTGGACATCTTCGGCGGCGGCGTGTAGCGCGGCTCCGGCTCGTCGTCCCAGCGCCCGGCATTGAGCCACGTCGACGGGTGGGCGGTGTACTTCGGGTCTTCGCCGTCGCGGGCGGCGGCGTACCGGCGGGCACCCTCGATGATCGTGTCCGGGTCGGTGAGCTCGACCGCCTTGCGCCATGCCTTGATCGCGGCTTGCTTGCCTACGCGGCGCGGGTACGCCGACCAGAACTCGTCGAACCGGTCCGGAGTGGAGCTCGTACGCCCTCGGCTTGACGTCCCCTGGCGGGGGACTACAGGGGGTGTATCCCCGTTAGGGGATGCAGGGACGGGACGGGACGGGTCGGGACGGGTAGAGCGGACACCCCCCGTGACACCCTCGGGGGCTCCCTCGGGGAGTCCCGGATCTGTCCCTTGGGGACTCGGCTCGCTGTCCTGGGCCTTTCCGGACTTCGCGGCTCTGGCTTTCGCTTTCTTCTCGGCCTCTTTCCGACGGCGCTCAAGGACTTCCGAACGCGTCGGGTTTCGACCGTGAGCCGACCATTGATGGAAAATGAACCCGCCGTCGACCGGCTCCCACAGGTTTTCTTTCACCAGACGCCGAGCCTGCGCATGGCTCCCGAGCATCCGAACCATGTCGTCCGGGATGAACCCGTCGGTCAGTTGTTGCGCCGACCACGAGCCAGCGCGAACCCATAGGCCCATCGCTGAATTCCCAGCTCGGACCGCCTTCTCGTGGAACGCGAGCGTGTCGTCAACCTTGAACCACGTCACCGCGCATCACTTGTCCCTTCGTTCGGCGCGAGCCCGATCCGGTCCCGGATTCGCGCCGTCGTGTACGTGCTCATTCGCGTGTGCTCCGCGATCTCGCGGTCCGTCCACCCGAGCCCGTGCAGCTCGGCGACCAAGTCCTCCCGATCGCGGGTGGACAACGCTTCGGCCGGGAGCTCGCCCGCGCAGCACGCCCGCCAGCGACCGAGGTCCGATCGCCGGTCGGGTCGTGCTGGCGGCGCCGTCAGTTGTCGGCGCATCCTGTGCCTCGCCAACGCCGGATCACCGACCCGTGACGGGACGGCCGGTTCGGCTTGTCCCATCCGACTTGTTGGAAGGCGCCGCGCCGCGCCCAATGCCGGATGAGGCTCGGTAAGACGTTGTGCGAGTGCGGCTCGACGCCCGGCGGGACCAGGCGGCGGACGTCCTCCGCGTTGAACTCGCGCCCGGTGCGGGCGAAGTCGTCGAGGATCGCCTCGACGTGCTCGCGGTAGGTCACCCGGTGCGGTGCCGTGGCGGCGGCGAGGTTCGCCTCAATGCCGTCGATCGCGAGTTGTTCACCAGCCGACGTCATGGCTGTTCCCTCCGTCCATGTAGGTCACGCCGCCGTCGTCGTCGAGGAACGCCGGTCGCCCCCGGTAGGTGGCCGGGACCGTGCGCGGCTCGTAGGCGCCGCGCACCAGCCATCCGGCCGAGTAGGACGCCGCCGGGTGCTCGGTCACGTAGCCGTGGCACGGGCGGCACAGGTGCAGTCCGTTCGCGGGCGACCAGTCGCCGCCCTGCGATCGGTTCTTCCTGTGGTGCCAGTCGGCGGCCGGGGCGTTGCCGCACCGCTCGCACATGCCCTGAGATCGCCTGTAGACGGCCGAACGTGCTTCTGCCTCTCTCATGGCGCACCCGCCCCGCCGAGTCCGACCTCGGCCCGCACAGCAGCTCCGAGGGACCGTCCAACGTCGATCCGGGTGCGCACCGAGTCGATCCGGCGCCGGAGCCCCCGGACGTGTTGCTCGGCGAGCTCGGCGGCAAGCCGCGCCTCGTGGGTCTCCTCCGTGGCGGTGTGGCGCCGGATGTCCATCGCGCCATCCGCCGACAGGAACGCTTTCGAGAAGGCGAGGGTGTAGTCCTCCCGCTTGTTGACCGCGTCGCGTTCCGCCTCGCCGATCTCGCTCACCAGCTCGTCAAGTTGGCGCGAGAGCTCCGAGAGCCCGGATGCGATCTCGTGGGCGGTGAGAGGGCGAGTCACGATGACTCACCCCCGGCGGGGTCCGGCGCGGGCGGCTCGTCGGCGGGCTCGGCGTCCGATTCGGCGGCGCGCTCCGGGGGCTCCGGCTCGTCGAGCTCCGGCGCCTCGACCGGCTTGCGTTTCGCCGTCCGGCGCTTGGCCGGGGCGGACTTCGGGCGTGGCTTGCTCTCCGGCTCGCCCTCGTCGAGTTCCTCGACGGCGTAGGGCATTCCGAGTAGGACGTCCGCCGCGATCAGGCGGCATACCTCAGCCGTGCCCCTGGCGACGAGCATCGCGCCGGGTTGCTTGCGGTAGTTGTCCCGGTTGGCGAGTCCGAGGTTCCGCGCCCGGTCCATCGTCCACACCGAGCGCTGCACAATGTCGGAGCCCTTGCGACGGCCGTAGACGATCGCCCGCGTCTCGTTCGAGTCGTCGTCGACCCACACCTCATGCCCGGCCGCCTGCACCAACCCGCGCATGGTGTTCGCCCGCATCGCGGGCACGCCTTGAATAATGTCGATCGAACGGAGCGCGGCCATGGGCGAGAGTCCGAGCTCGGCCCCGGTGAGGATCGCGGCCGTGACGAGCTCCGGCTTGTTCTGCATCTCCCGAGGTACGAACGCGGTCCGTGCGAGCGAGGTCGCCACGGCGTGCGCGTCCCGGGCATCGCGAGCCCACTGTCCGAGCGTCGAAAGAGGACCGGCCGGCGGTTCCGTTTCCGCTGGTAGACGAGCCGCGTCCGATCCCGCGGCCTCCACCGGTTCCATAGTGGTCACGCTGCTACCTCCGGGGGTGCCAGAGCCTCACCGATCAGACTCTTGTTGTCCTTGGTCTTGCGGGCGACGTGCGCGATGTGCAGGAACGTTTTGTGCGTGCTCTCGGTGATGTCGACCGGGTAGAGGTCGTAGCCGTCGGCGCGGACCCAGATGCCGAGCGCGCCGGAGATCCCGAGTTCATTCATGGGCTGTTCGTTGCCGTCGGCGTCGAGGTAGACCTCCGCGCCCGCGTAGGCGGCGAGCTGATAGGCGGTCTCCGGGAAGATCCCCGACCGCGCTGTCTTGATGTCGACGAGCAGTCGGCGGCCGTCGGGCATGTCGACGACGGCGTCCAGCGTTCCGGCGTAGCGCCAACGCCGGTTCGCGACCGGCGTTTCCACCAGCACGGCAACGGGTTTCCACTCGTCGAGGAACTTCACGTAGGACTCAACGTGTCCGGCGAGCTCGTCGGGGACGTCGACCTCCTCGCCCCGGATGAGCCGCTCGGCGAGCGCGTGAACCTCGGTGCCGCGCTTGGCCGCCCGGTCACGCTCGGCGAACCGGGCTCGGCGGAGCTTGTTGATCCGCTCGCTGATGGTGTTGCGGGAGAGTTCGTCCCAGTGGTCGACGGCGTAGTCCGCCGTGGTGTTCGCCGCCCAGTTGATCAGCGCTGGTTTCGGGACGCCGTCGGAGAGCAAGGTCGTTACGCCGTCGAACTTGCTGCCGTCCTCGTCCACGTAGTAGTGGCCTTTCCCGGCGTTTCGTCGCTTGAATGGCACCGTTCGTCTCCTGTGGTCAGTGCAGGGCAGGGAGGCTGTCGATTGATTCCGGGAGCACGAGACGGGCGAGTGTCTCCCCGTCGCGCCACGCGTTCCACGCCCGGAACACCAGCCACAACGCAGTGATGGTGTTGAGCTTCTGGCGGTCACGGTCGATCCTGTCGAGGCGCTGCGCGAGCGTGAGGACCGGCGAACCGAGCGGAAGATTCGCCCGCGTAGCAAGGGAATCCCAGAACTCGGCGGCAGCGCTGGCGTCAATCAACGCGGTCCGGTAGTAGGCGTAGGCCATGCGGGAGAGCGAGAGCCGGATCTTGCTGCGTAACCCGCCGCCGCAGACGTGCGCGACGGCCGCCTCAATCTCGGGGTGTTCCTCGATCCACGCGAACACCTCCGCGTGGCTGACGCCTACCTCGTTGGTGCGGAGCGAATCGCGGTCGAGGAGAACGCCGATCCGCGCTGCGGCCGCGAGCGTGTGAGCGTTCGCGGCACCATGGATCGCGAGCGTGTCGCTCGCCCGGCGAGCGCTTCCGCTGTCCATGACGGACTGCGCGTCTTCGGCGATCCTGCTAACCACCAGGATCGGGACGGTGACGTCAGCCTCGATCACGGCCGTGAGGCGATGCTGTCCATCGAGGAGCGTTCCGTCGTCGGCGAACTTGATCGCCTCGCCGGTCAACTTCCATCGCCCGGCCGCCATGTCACGGGCGTACTGGCGTACCTTCGCCGGTCGGATGTTCCGGTTGCGGGTGTTGGACTTCAGCCACAAGCGGGCCGTCTCCGGGTCGACCTGTTCGACCCGGGCATCTGGCGTCGAGTTTTCGGGCAGCATGAGGTAACCTCCGGTCGCAGGTTGGGGAGTTGGGCGTCGCCGCTGTGTGTGCGTGCTCCGGCGGCGGCGCCCCCAAAATGACCGTCCGAAATGGACGAGAGACGCGGAATCAGTCCGCCACGAGCCGCGAAACCCTCGCGTAGAGATCGACGAACACAGTCGTCATCAGGTGCAAGCCGTCGGCTCCGATGAGCCCGTACACCATGTTGAGCGTCATCCCGAGCAGATCGGGGCGCTTGTCGGCGGCGGCGTTGACGCAGTCAATCGCCCACCGGGTCATGAGATCCGGCGCGTCGACGCTGTCGAGCCGGACGCCGCACTCGACGTGTCCGCACTCGCCGGAGATACCGGCGAACAGCGCGGCCGTGGCTGCGGCTCCCGCACAACACAGGTCGTAGCAGCCTTGAGCGTGGGTGTTGGCGTGGTTGGTGTACTCCGCCAGCGCGGCCGATGAGCCTTCGAGATCATCGCGGACGTAGGCGTCGGCGGCCGTGGCGAACGCCGTTGCGGACTGCTCGGCGCGCTCGACGAGCCCGGCGAACCGATCCTCCGCTCCGAGTGCGGTTTCGATGAGTCGGCGAGCCTCCTGCTCGTCGAACGCGTGCTCACTGGTCAACGATGCTCGCCCCCTCAAGGTCCACATCGGGTGCTTGCGTAATGCGTGGCGGGTCCTGTGCGAGTCCGGCGGCGAGCTCGTCGAGAACCTTGAACGGGTCGCCGAGCTCAGTCACGGTCGCGTCGTAGTCCGGTGTCGCGATCAAGGCTCCTCCGCCCCCTTGTTCGGGACGAACAGAGCAGCGCGGGCGTCGGCGGTCTCAACGATGTGTCGATCGGCCGTATGCAATGCTGATTCAAGGATGTCCCGCACTTGCACGACGGAACCCAACTCCTTACGGAGACGGTCGACCTCGTCGCGGAGCTCGGCCTCTACCTCGCTGCGGTCGCGGCTGAGCAGTGCGGCGTACCTCTCCGCCGTCAGGTGCGCCGCCGGTAGCTCGACTTCCGCTGACGACGAGCGCGGCGCGATGAGTTCCACCACGGTCGTATCAAGCACCGCTGCCAGGGCAAACAACTCGGCAATCTTGAACGCCCGGTTGCCCTTCTCGGCCGCGCTTACGGCCTGGCGAGTCCATGGTTTACCCAGATATTCCGCGAGTGCGGCGCCGATTTGCTCCTGTGTCATGTCGTGCTGCTGGCGTGCTTCCTGCACGCGAAGGCCGACGAGCTCAGCGACTCCACTCATGCCGCGTTCTCCTCGTCCGTAGTGGACAGCGCGTCGGCGGCGGCGCGGAGCGTGTCGAGACCGACGCGGGCGCGAACACCGATCTCCGGTGTGTGGCCGACGGCCGACCACAACGCCGACAGTTCGCGGGCGCTCGGGTGCGTCCACGCAACGAACGGGATCGGTCCGGCGTCGCCGGACACCTGCACCTGTGTGAACCTGACCGGCCGGTCGCGCCGGAGCACGGATACGGCCACGTCTCCGGAGAGCATCTCGGCGACCGCGACCAGGGCGGCGAGCTCGTTGTCCGTGGCGGCGAGCTGAACGCTCGTGCGGACCGTTCCGGCGGCCCGGTCCGGGATGAGTTCGAGGCAGGCGACCTCGGGGAATGAGTCGTGTTCGGACAGGCACACGGCGGCGTACTCGGCCGCGTCCGCAAGCGCTCGATTCATTGCGCGCTCTCCTGTGGTGGGTTGGGGCGGGGGCTCATGGGGTCGACCTATGCGGCGCGGCGTTCGGGGCGCTTCGGGTCGACGACCGGCGTGCGGCTGAAGTTGAACAGAGCGGGGATCTCGTCGGTCGTGAACAGCACGGCGCACGTCGCGATGAACCCCGCCGACACGGGGGCGCCGGCGAGGACGCGGTAGACGGTCTGCTGACTGATTCCGGACTCTGCGGAGAAGTCCGCGATGGTCCACCCGCGATCGGTACACAATCGACGGAACGCTCCGCTGTTGAGCCGGGCGGCGTACTGCATCCGGGTTCACCTCCTAGGGATCTGCTGTGGACGCTCGATCACGCTAGGTCGCTGTGTGGCATGCGTGCAAGTATCGACTCTCACGCGTGAGAGCCTTTGATCTTGGTTAGATGTTCGCTAAAGTGTTCGAATCGCAGGTCAGAGGGATGTTGATCTTCGGTCCGAACGTTCAGAAATTCTCACGCGTGCGATACGGTCGACGCCCATGTCTCCTACGCATGGGACGGATGCACCCAACATGGACGACGAGCGACCTACGTTCGCCGACTTCATCGACGAACAGCTCAAGCGGAAAGGCTGGTCAATCCGGCAATGCGCAGCAGAAACCGGGTTGTCCGAATCCTTGCTCCACAGATGGAGGACGAATAACTACACCCCGAACATCGCGAACGCCCGCACGTTCGCGCACGGTGTCGGCGTCGGCGTGCTCGACGTGCTCATTGCGTCCGGCCAGATCTCGCCGGAGGAAGCGCACTCCTCGGCGGCAGGGAGAACCGAACGGAGCCTTGACGGCTGGTCGTCGGTTGAGCTGCTACAGGAAGTTATCAACCGCTTAAACCGTGCCACCGAACGAGTGATTTTGCATGCTCAACCATCCGCCGAAACCGGCGCCGGGCGGCTGTCAAGCGACCAACTTTCCGATCTTGTCGCCGCGCTCGCGCAAGCCGGATGGTCCTTCACTCCCCACGAAAAAGAGTCCGATTCGAGTCAATCGTCCACAGCTCGTCCGTGATCAGCACGGGCGGTGACCACCCCGAAATGATCCCCCCGGTTGGCATTCTCGCGGGTGACAACCGGCCGGGCGATGGTGTGAGATCGGCTTCCGCAATGAGTGAGGGAGGTCGATTGATGGGAGCCGCACCGCCACCCGACGCGTTAGAGGGGGACGTCTACCTTGGGACGGTGCGCACCAGGTCGGGAGATCTCGTGTTCACCGTGGACGAAACCGGCGATGAGCCGATCACGCTCTCGATCCTCGTCCCGCAAGGACACTTGGCGCTCGACCCGGTCGAGTTCACGGTGTCCGAGGTTGAGGAGACCGTCGCCTTGCTCCGCAAGGCGGTCGAAGTCAGCAAGGCGGCGTGCAGTCGGGGGGCTTGATCATGGGGCAGTCCACAACGGGGACCGCGCCGACACGGTGCCGAATGGGCAACATGACCCGCGTGTCCCGCGTCTGCGGGGTCGGGGTCGACGGGGCTCGCGTGATCGTCCGGGATGTGCCCGATTCGGGCTCTGAGGGCGACGCTCGCGAAGTCGAAGAGGTGGCCCGGTGGGTTGAGTCCGTCGCGGGGGTGGAGCGCGTCGAGATCCTCATTCGGGGCGTCATCCGAGAGTCCGTCGACACGTAGGGCGGGGTACAAGAACGCCCCCGGCGGGAGCTTCCGCCGGGGGCGTCTTGATCTTCACTGGGGGCACACTGGGGGCACAACAGACCCAAACGAGCCCCGCTCTCAACCGACGTAGCCAGACGTCGTAATGACTGGTCAGAGCCGGTTTCGGCGCTCCGCCGCTGGTCGCCGCTGGGGCACGCAAAGAAGTACGACTTCTTCCTCTACGGCTCGGCCGCGGCCCTGGTGTTCAACAAACTGTTCTTCCCGGCCGGCGACCCGTTGACCGGGACCCTGCTGGCCTTCATCACCTACGCGGTCGGCTTCGTCGC